GATGCTGAAGCGCGCGGCGATGACGGCGGGAGGTGCTTCGTCCGCGAGCATCCGCTTGATCTCGCGGACCTTGGCCTCGGTGAGGACGGTCCTGCCGCCGACTTGGGCCGCGCTCATCTTGGCGCGAGTCTCGGCCGACTTCGGCTTGCCGCGCTGCATCGCGCCGTTGGCGGCCATCAGGTCCAGGTACTCCGGGGTGACCTCACGGTCCTGCCAGAGGTTCGCGCGGTGCTCAGCTGACTTGGCTCCCGCTGCCTTCCCGGGATGTCCGTTTAGATCCCTGTTGGGCGTTGTACGTAGGCTAGGGCGCATGTGTCCGGCCTTGTCATCAAAGCACCGTAGATGTGAAGTCCGCGCACTGCGTCCGCAAATGAGGTCTGAAGTCGCAAAGCTTCCGTTTCTGTGATCTGCTCCCCATATGTCGTACTCATGGGGTGCCCGGCCTGAATGGCCCATACGCCCGTTCCCGCCCCACCTGCTACGGGTTGTGGCGCATTGTTCGTTTTCAGTATGTTAAAGCCGGATGCCTGGCCCATGAACCCGCGCTGGAAGGTCTGCGAGGCGTCGCCCTGCATGTCGGTCACCGACACGAACGCCTGCGTCTGCGAGATCAGCGAGACGAACCACGGCGGGCAGGTGACGTAGCGGTCCTCATCAGGCACGTTGTTCTGATCCAGGATCACCTTGAGCGGCTCCAGCACCTTGATGTAGGCGTCGGCCGGGTCGGAGGTGCTGCCGCCGTAGGGCAGCGGAGTCAGCGGGGCGCCGGTGGTCCCGATGGTGTTGGCGGACCCGATCGCGGTGTACAGCCCCGCGATGTAGGTGTCGGCGGTGTTGGCCAGCTGGTACGCAGCACGGCCTTCGAGGTACGCCTGCATGTCGCCTGCGGCCTGGCGCCTGTCCACGTCATCGATGGCGAAGCTGAAGCTGTACGCCTGGTTGATCTGGAGCTGCATGCCGGCGTCGATCAGCGCCTGGTAGGCCAGGGTGCCGCCGATCGTGTAGGCGGAGATCGTCGGGTCACCGAACTGGGTGATGTGGACGTTGTTGCCGGGGCCGCTGATCTCCCCGTCGTAGTCGTTGTTGACGACCATCGGGCTGCCGTAGACGAGCTTCTTCTGGAGGGCCGCGAGGATGACACGGGACCAGATTGAAGGCTTGAAGTTTAGTACCGAAATGGGAATCACCTGCCTGTTTAAGCGCATTTGAATGCGCGCTGAGTGAACGGATGGAATTACTCCGGCCACCCCGCCAGGAGGTGTTGCCGCGTGTCGAACCTGATTTCGCTTTGAAGCCGCTAAAGGGCCATGCGCCGCTGCCAGCAGCGACGGGATGGCCCCGGGGGAATTACGACGCCTGTGTGCCCGCGCGAGCGTTTGCGGCTGTCAGCGGGTTCGGTGTTACGGCGTATCTGGTGTTCAGTAACGCTTCTGCTTTGCGGGCGCGAAGCCCTCGTCACGGAACAGCCCTGCGTTCACGGCGTCCCAGACGGCCTGCGGGGTCATGCTCAGTGCGTCGGCCTCGGTCAGCTGCCGCTGTCCTCCCGGTGCCCCGTTGAACTCCCCGCCAGAACGGGGAATCGTCGGAGCGGGAGGGGCGGGTGCAGCCGGGGGTGCCAGCGGATTGGCGGCCGGCACGGGAGTGATCGCGGCCTTGTAGCCCGGGTTGGCGGTCACCGCGGCCTCGATCGCCTCAGTGACCCGCGCCCCGAAGTCCTCCGCTGCCGGGTCCAGCCCGGTGACAGTGGCGACGAACGCGCGGGAATCCAGCAGGGCATTGCCGTTGACGCCGCTCGCGTAGGCGCTGCGCAGGACGGCGAGCTCAACATCGGCGGCGCGTTTCTGCGCGGCGTGGGTGGTGGCTTCGGCCCGTGCGGCGTCACGCTCGAGCTGTGCCCGCTCGGCGAGCTGCTCGGGGGTGACATCTTCCTGGGCGATGCCGAGGGCGACGGCGAGTGCCTTGTTGCGGGCCGCCTGGTCAGCTTCGGCCTTGGCTGCTGCGGCCTTCATGCCGTCGAGGGTTTTCTCGATGGCCTGCCGCTTGGCGCGCTCTTGCTTGTACTCCTCCCGGATGGCGGCGACCGTGCGTGCGGTCTTCTCCGGGTCGTCTCCTGCGGCCTGCTGCGGCTCCTGTCCGCTGGCTGGCTCGGGTGATGCTGCCGGTGTTTCTCCCGCCTGGGGAGTTGCCGGCGGCGTCTCAGGGGGCGCCGGGGTGCCTTCGGGAGGGGTTTCCGTGTCACCGGGGGCTCCGCCGGCGGCGACGTGGATAGGTAGTCCGTTCTTGCGGTAGCCGAGGAACGCACCGGGCGCGGTCGGCAGGGTGATCGTCATTGCGGGTGGCCTCCAGGGCCTCGGATGGGCCGCGCCAGGCGGCATGAAAAAGACGCACCAAGGGGAGGTGCGCCGTTACGGTGTGGTCATGGCAAGCACAGCTACCTGCACGTGGGAGTACGACCCGAGCCGGTTCTGCTGGAACCTCTGGGAGCGCGGCGGCGGCCGGCCCGACCGGAATGTTGGCTTCCTCGCGGTGGAGTCGGTAGCCGACGTCTCGCGTGCTGGCCATGAAGGCCATGTGCTGGCAGTCGAGAAAGGCGTGCCGGACGCCTGGCAGCGGTTCCTGCGCTGGGTGAAGGACACGTACGGGGTGCCGTTTCCCGATGACGCCCGGCCGCTGGCATGAGCGACCGGAGCGGGCCAGAGTGCAGGTGCCAGTGCAATGCATGCCGCAGTACCTGCCGCGCGGGCGGCAGGCTGGCTGAGGTGGAAGTCGCCGCCGCCCGGAAGTGGCACCCGGAGATGGGCGGCGGCGAGATGCCGCGCCCGGCTGAGACATGGGATGACGTGATCGACGGCATGATCCGGTCGGCACCGGCCGGTCTCAGGGGTCCGATGCGTTCCTGGAGGGGCCGGGTTTAGCGCCGGGTCTCCGCCAGCCTGTGCCGCGCCCGTGCCTTCTCGTGCGGCGTCAGGGCTGCCACGGCGAGCCTCGCGGCGTGCCGCTGCCTTAGTGCCTGGGCCTGCTGCCTGCGGTCCTCAGCGTGGCGCACGGCGGCCTGCGCGGTTGTTTCCACGGGTGCCGCGAGGTCGGACAGGTCTGCGCCGTCAGCGACGGGCATCGTGCTGCATCGGCAATTCGGGTGGCCCCAGCCGCCCATGATCATTTCCTGGAGGGTCCCGGCTACCGTCGCCGTGAACTGCTTCCCTGCCGCGTCAGTGACCGAAACCCGCGCGCCCGGAGGCGTAGAGCCAGTCAGCGAGACTGTCTTTCCCAGCCAGGGCAGGCATTTCCCGCAGATGTGCTCGGCCCACCGGGAGTAGACGACTGCCAGGTCCCCGCCGTCAGCGCGGATCTGCCGCCATTCGTCCTCGCGGATGAGGTTCGAGATCGTGGTACGGGTCGCCATCTCGACGTAGGCGGTCACGTCCCATGCGCGGCCCGTAGCGTCCGTGAACCCGGTGATGCCATGTCCTGCTGCCCTGGTGATGGCTGCCTGGGCGGCTGCGAGACGGTCAGCGAGGCTCCCGGACGCGGGGACTGCGGCGGTGACCTCGCGGAAGATCGCCAGCGTGCTCTTGTACGCGGACCGGCCGGCGGAGCCGAGCATCTCCTGAAGGGTCGCGAAGCTTCCCGTCCTGGCGAGGTCTCCGGGTACGGGGACGTGAGCGCGGGGGTTGATCCCGGCAGCGATGAGGATGGCGATGGTGCGGGCTATCGCGGTGGCGATGATCGCGGCTGCGAGGGATGCGAGCCTGCGGGCTGCCTGCGCCGCTGCCGTGGCGGCTGCCTGCTGCCGGCGTTTGCGCCATGCCTGCTGCTGGCGGGGGTTCATCCCGCGCGGAGGGGGCGCCGTGGCGATCGAGGATGCGGTGACGGCCTTGCGGACCGCTGAGGCGAGCGCGGCGAGGAGGGCGATCTCCGCTGCCAGCCATACTGCCGCCACGGCGGCTCCGATCGCGGCTGAGCGTATCTCCCTGGTGCCCCCGGGGTCAGGCAGCGGGGGCGGCATAGACGGGCTGCATGTCGCAGCCGCAGCCGGTGGTGATCTTTCCGAGGATGCCCGGCGCGCTTGTCATCGTCAGGTGCGCGCAAGTCCAGCCGCAGATGCGCGGCGCGACCTTCCGGTCGATTTCCTCGCGGATCCCGGCCTCTGCGAGATCCCGCAGCAGCTTCCCCGGGACACTGACACGGTGAATGCGCCCGTCAGGATCCGGTGCCAGCATCTCCACTTCCGCCAGCCCGTCTACCTCGCGCGCCGCCGCCTCGCGAATCCAGTCACTC